TATCGCTGATCTACTCGGCTGTTCCTTGGATTATCTGTTCTGCCGTACCGATGTGCGGGAGGTAGCACAGGAGGGAGCCGGCGAAAAAGTGTCCGAATTGGGCACTGGAAACACCGTTGTACCCATCCCCGGTGCATGGTATCCGGCCAGCGTAGAACCGCCGATAGATGCAGAGATCATCATGATCGATGTTTACGGAAGCGTTAGCGATGATAAGTATCTCGGTGCAGGAACGTTGAAGGATGGCACAATCATGGAGTGGGGTGAAGCGGTTCTTTGGTCGTTTCTTCCTGAGAAATCTACTGCCACAGAACTGCCTGAAGCTCCCAATGATAACGCGCTCGCAGCAGGTGCTGGCTGGCAGACCGGACAGCCGGAATTATCCGGTGATTATGCGGCTATGGTGTGCTATCCGGACGGAGTTAAGCCCGTATTGCGACAACTCACTTGGAATGGATCAGTGTGGATCCTCCACGGTATCACCAACACTAAGGAAGTGGGGGTGGAAGTTCTGTTCTGGTCTCCCTTGCCCACGACTTCTGGCTCTACGCCTTCGGCATTGAACAACAGCTGCAAGACAGGGATGAGTCCCACGGGTCATTGTGGTGCTGCGGCCTGCTGCTCCGAGTCGGTAGACTGTTGCCTGAACTGCAGTGAAGACTGCAACAGCAGATGTGGATATTTGGAGGATTGATCATGGATACGCCATATCAAGTCTTTGACTCCACCGGCCGGCTGGTGCTGGACTCAAATGTGCGTTGCCGCTACCCGCGGTCCATGGAGCTGAGTCTCCTGGATGCCGGGTATACCGTGAAGATTGACGGCAAGAAGCTGACAAAAACGGATATCCGAAAGGGAAATTGAGGTGGTAGAAATGCCTAAGACCATACAATTCCGATCCTACAATGTAAGTCTGCAAGAAGCGTGGGCAATCGTCAAATACAAGCTTGATGACGAAACCATAGCATTGCCGTCCAAAGTTCTTGCCATCGAACGGGTTGTCCGAATGGGAACCCACAACAGCATTACCAAGGATGATTTAGTTCACTGCTTGCGTTGGCTGTTTGAACATTATGATTTTTGTTAGGAGAAAGAAAATGTCATTTGAACGATATACGAAAAGGTCGGGTGATATAGTCCTGTTGGCCGATATCGCTGATGGAAAGTACACGGCCGGTGAGTTGATTGATCTGCTCTTACGGCAGCTTGCGGACTATGAGGACACTGGCCTGACGCCTGAGGGCGTAAAGGATTTGCAATTTCGGGCACGAGCAGCGGAGCTGTCTGCAAGTGCATCTTTGCACCACATTATCGATCTGGTACGAGCGGAAAGGGCTGGCCGCTTGATGATGCTGCCTTGCAAAATTGGCGACACCATCTATATCATGGACGGGAACGAAGTCTACGAAGCGACCATTTGGACTATAGAATCCTACAAGAATGTTCGGGGTAGTCTGGATGTCTTGTTTGCTTGTGGCACTATGGGGACTTTCTCTCTTGATGATTGGGGCAAGACGGTGTTTGCGGATGAGAAGCAGGCGCTGCATGCCTTAGCTGTGAATGTCCATCGCAAGATCGAGGGCATTGTCAATGGCTAAAGAAAGGCGGAAGATCATTCAAGCAGGATCGTTGTGGATGGCGGTGCAGTACACCGCCATCCGAGGCGAAAACCAATCGGCACGAAGAGAAGTCCGAGCACAGATATCTACACCAGCCCGGGAGAGTCTAAACGCCAAGTTATCCTGGCAGAAGTTGATGCTGATCCTCGCCGCCAATTTCCGCAGCACGGATCTTGTGGTTACTCTTACATATCGGGATGGGAGCCTGCCCATTCATCGGGAAGCTGCCGACCGACGGCTGGATTACCTTATCCGTAATCTGCGGGAGCATCGAAAGAAACAGGGGCAGCTGCTGGTGTATGCCCGCATTACCGAGGGCTATCACTCTGGCGGTCGACTGCACCACCACTTGATTATCAATGCCACCGGTCAGGATTTTGATGTAATCCGACAACTGTGGACCCGCGACGGTGATGATGTAGACTTTGAGCGCTTTGGTATCGATGGTGCTGAACGATGGGCTAAGTACCTGACCAAAGAACCTCGCGAAAAGGGACGGCGTCATGTTGGTGATCGCACCTGGCGTACCAGTAGGAATGTAAAGAAACCCGTAATCAGTTATGAAATGGTGGATGAGCGGGATAGCTTGACACCACCACCGGGTGCCTTTGTGCTGGATAAAGTGGAGTGCCAGAACTGTTACGGGAAGTTCTGCCACATGATGGCGAGGCTTCCGGAAGCAATCAATTGAATACCTGAAATTCTGGCTTGGGGTAGTGTATACTAATCCAACACTAAGAAAAAAAGGAGTTGAAAACACTTGAATACTGAAACAAACTGTGGTAAAATTAAGACAAACCGGGGATGGCTGATGTGTCCGATCTGCGGAAAGAAATTGCTGCGGCTGACATCGACAACCACGGCAAAAGACCTGCCGGTTTTCTGCAAGCATTGTCACCAGGAATCCATCGTGAATATCTTGCCTGAGCCTGAGCCTTAGAGCCTGAGCCATGAATCGTAAAAGCGATTTGTGTCTCAGGCTCTTTTTGTGTTTTCTGGAGGTCGAAATGAACAAACCAATGCGACGATGCAAAGCACCAGGGTGTCAGATCCTCACGGCAGATGGCTACTGCCCGGATCACAAACCGAAGGCAGAGCGAAAGGAATCGGCATCCTGGCATTACCTGTACACGGATCCACGATATGGCTGGAAACGACGGCGTGGCGCTCAGCTGGCCCGCGAGCCCTTCTGTCGGATCTGCGCCGGTTACGGACTCCGTGTGCAGGCCACAGATGTAGACCATGTCCTTCCGCATCGAGGAGACATAAAGCTATTCATGACCGGCCAGCTGCAGAGTCTATGTCACAGCTGCCATAGCCGCAAAACTATGACGGAAAATGCCGAGATTTTTCGCAGCCGCCGAAGCTCAATGCGATGACGGCTTGGGCGTAGGCATGTGGGTGCCTGTGCCCATGGGCGCTCGCAGATGCCCAGGCGAATCTTTACGGCCGCCTGCAGGCCGAACCGCAAACCCACCCCCCCGGGGTTTGAAAATCGAGGGATGACCGCGGAATACCGTGCAACCCTATTCGCACAAGATTTTTTCCCCACAGCAAAATCAAAGTCAGCCGGCAAAAGGAGTGAGCAAAGTGGCAGGCAAACGCAGACCTATGGATGTGAATCTCAGCGTCATTGACGGCGGGAAACACTGGACGAAGGATGAAATCCAGCAGCGACAGGAAGAAGAGCTGAAGGTGGAGCCACCGAAGGATCTGAAGGCACCGTCTTGGTTAAGTGGTGCTGCTAAAAAGCTGTTTAAGGCGTATGCTGTGCAACTGCTGAAATTTCCCGCTGGAATGGTGTCCGAATTGGACACGGGTATCCTTGCCCGGTACTGCGACTGTGAAGCCGCTTATGGTGAGGCCAGTCGACAAAAGAATGCCTGGCTGAAAGAATGCGCCCAGCTTCTGAAGGATGCAGATGCAGATAACTTGGCGGCTCTGAATGAATGTCCTGCCTATGATGTGGCGAAGGGGCAGGTGGATTACTGGATCGGCCAAATGGCCAAGCTGGAGAAGATCTGCAGAGGCTGTGCCACCGAGATGGGCATGACCGTTTCCAGCCGGTGCCGGCTGATCGTGCCGAAGGTTGATCCGAAGCCGGAAGAGGATCCATTGGCGCAGCTCCAGCGGAAGCTCCTGGGAGGCTGAAATGTTTGATCCGAATCGGGCTGAGTATGTTCTGTCCTTCCTGGAAATGCTTCCCTTTGGCTCAGGAGCGTTCGCCGGAAAACCCTTTCGCCTACAACAGTGGCAGAAAGATCCCCTCCGGGAGTTTTACGGAAACGTTGATGAAGATCCGGAAACCGGGGAAACGTACCGCCATTTTCAGTATCTCTACGAGGAAATCCCCAAGAAGAACGGTAAAACGGAAGTAGCTGCCGGTCTGGGGCTTTACCATCTGGTAGGTGACGGGGAGCAAAATCCCCAGGTGTACATCTGCGCAGCGGATAAGGAAAATGCTTCGATCTGTTATAACGCCATGTGTGCCATGGTAGATGCCCGGCCGTGGCTCCAAAAGCGGGTATACCAAGTTCCCAGTAGGAAGGAGATCCGCCTGGCCGACGATAGCGGTTTTATCAAAGTTCTCAGCTCGGAGGCCTACTCCAAACACGGATACAACGCCAGCTGCGTGATCTTCGACGAGCTGCATGCCCAGCCAAACCGGGCACTGTGGGATGTCATGACCTTCGGTGCTGGATCCGCCCGTTGTCAGCCGGTATGGATCGTGCTGACAACGGCTGGTGATGATCCGGACCGGAAGTCCATCGGTTGGGAAATCCACAGCCAGTGCCGCAAAATCTTGGCGGCTCGTGCCGGCACAGGTCCTGCAGAGGATGATAATCCCATCTGGCTGCCTGTTATGTATGGCATGCCGGACGATCCGGAAGAATGTGCCAAAATTGATATCTATGACGAAGAAGTATGGCGCAGATGCAATCCGTCTCTCGGTGTAACGATTCCGCTGAGAACGATTCGGCAGGAGGCGCGAGAAGCAAGGCAGTCCGAGGCAAAGGAGAGATTGTTCCGATGGCTTCGGTTGAATCAATGGATCGCCACAAAGTCTGTTGGCTGGCTGCCCTTAACCTTGTACGACCGGACGCAATGGCATGTACCTAAGCTGGAGGAAGTTTATAAGGGCAACCAACTCCGTCGAGAAATGCGACGCACCTTACGTGGCAAGAAATGCTATGGCGGTCTCGATCTCGCAACTACCACCGATCTGGCAGCCTTTGTGCTGGAGTTTCCGCCCCAGCCTGGGCTGGATCAGTGGGTGGTTTTGTTCTGGGCCTGGCGACCTAGAGAGGGCATCTTGGATGCAGAGAAACGAGACCATGTACCGTATCAGGATTGGGCTCGCGCAGAATACCTATCCCTATGCGATGGCGATATGAACGACTTCCAAGAGATTGAGGACACTATCCTGGAGGCTAGTCGGATCTATAAGCTGGCATGTTTGGGCGTTGACCCCTATCTGAGTCGCATGATGAGTGGACGGTTGGAGAAAGCAAAAATAACCGTGGTGGAGATCCGACAGAATATGGCGGATATGAGTCCGGCTATGAAAGATGTGGAAGTGAAGTTGCGTGGTGGGGAGATGGTCCATGAACACAACACCTGTGCTCGGTGGAACTTCGGAAATACCCGCTGTGCAACGGATGGTAACGCAAACATCAAGCCTATGAAAAACCTGTCTACCGGCAGGATCGATATCACAGTGGCGTGGATCATTTGCCACGCAGCTGCAATGCTGGCCCCGGCAAACTCCCTTTCGGAGCGTGTGCAGAGTGGTCAGTGGCGAATGTAAAGGAGCGTTCTATGAAAAATTCCAAAAACAATAAGGCATCCGCGGCAGTTGACTTGCTGGTTGTCCTTCTGTTTTTCTGCGGCATGGCCTTAATTGCAGTGGGCTTGTGGCAGATCTGGCCGCCTGTGGCGTTGGTATTCCTTGGAATTACCGTCTGGTACTTGGCTGCCTGCATAAATACGTCTGCAAAATCCCCTGAAAGGACGGATAAGAAATGAAGCTATCTGATGCACTCTTTTCGCCGGTGCGGGAGCACAGGTCCCGGAGCCCCACTGGCCGCAGCAATGCTGCAATCGTCACCGCTGGTCCGCTGTATGGCGTGTCCGGCAGTGTTCCCAGCCGGGATAATGCACAGAAGTTGTCCGCTGTTTATGCTGCCGTTGACATCCGTAGCGATGACCTCAGCACCCTGCCCAATTACCTTTTGGACACCAGGACACGTAACCGCGTTACCGGGCACCCGGTTTTGTTTCTGCTGAATGTTCGGCCTAACCCTCTGATGACGCCGACGGTACGCAGAAAACTGCTGGAGCGCAGCATCCTGCTAACGGGAGACGCCTACGATTGGATCATCCGCGATCCAGTCACCAGACTTCCCACAGAGTTGATTCCTATGACGGGAGATCTGGTACGGACCTTCGTAGATAGCAAACATCGGTGCTGGTACGATGTCACCGATCCGGTCACCCATGAAGTGTTTCGACTGCCACAGGAGGATGTGTGCCACTACAAGGGCCCGACCAATGATGGTATCCACGGCCTGTCGGTTTTGACCTATGCGGCTCAGGTTGTTCAGGCGGGACTTGCATCCCAAGAGTACAACAAGGCGTTCTATGAATCCGGTGGTCAGCCGTCCGGCATTTTGACGGTGGAGGGCGATTTCTCTGGCTATGTCATGGATGCCGAAGGTAATCCGACATCCAAAACGCAG